AAGGAAAATACTTGTAGAATGTCATCTTTGCAACATTAGATTCAGCAATAATTCTGTCCACTCCAATAGAGTTATAGCTTTTTTCATTAAAAAGGGCAGTTGCTGTTTTTATAATAGTGTCTCTTTTTGACATCGATTTCCCCGTAGTAAATCTTTTGAAATCCGTTTCTTTTTTAAGGCTAGTGCTCTGGCAAAAGTCAGTTTAATCATATTGAAAACGCTAATGTAATACAACATGTGAGAGCCTAAAAAAATAGTATTTTTCGATATTAATTGTTATGTGATTCATTAAAAAAATTCATTAAATTATCCATTGATTTGTAGTAATAATAAACCTAATATCAAATTGTTTAGGGATGAGTATACAATTTTATTTAGTAGCAAATGAATGCACGATTAAAATAATGGGGAACTCATAACCTAACTATAAGAATTAATTTGTTATTGAGAATGATTATGTCAAAAAAATTTGAAGATTTCGATAATCCAAGACAAAAGGCATTACTGGGGATGAAGAATAGTATTCCTACAGAACAGTGGGAAGAAAATCTAAAATTTCTCAAACAATTAAGAGCGAGAATTGCTGAATTACCAGTATGTAAACATCCGGCGATCGAAGTTTTAAATAATGGATTGCTTGATAAATTCACTTTAACAAGAATTCATTTAGAATATCGTCATGCGATTGTTCAGATCTTTACTGATGCCTTATTAATGGCCCAGTTCCAGACAAAACAATTGGAGCCTAAACTCCATTCTGGAGCTAAAATGTTTCCACGTGTTTTATTAAGTTTAAATGTACTTGATGAATTTGGTTTTAGACCCGGAACAGACCTGGACAATTATTATCTAGGTAATCCGGAGTATGCACATTATCCTTTATATGAAGATTTATTGAATGATTATGGTTTGAGTGAGAAGGACCGTAGAGGGTATCAACCTTCAAAAATTGCAGATCAGGTAAGAAATTTTCTAGAATCATCTTATGATAGTTATATTAAAGTAGTTGCTTTACTTGCAGTGGCCGAAGAAGAAGTGATTCTTTTTAGCCCACCACTTCGTGAAGCGACTAAGGCTATTGGTGTAGATGTTGAAGGTGGCGGCTATTACCATGTTCATGGGGTATCTACTGACGAAACCTCAGAAGCAGCAGATGATGATCATGAAGATGATCTCTGGTTTGCGTTAGCGCAAGCAATAACTAAAGAAGACTATGAGAGCTTAACAACGCTTTGTATGGATTATTGTGCTTTATGGAATGAGTTTTGGGATGCACAAATTGCTGATATTCACTACTTAGAAGCAAAGAAGTTAGCATAACTTGTATCCATAGTAAGACGAATAATTGATAAAAACTAAAAAGCCTATTCATATATATGAATAGGCTTTTTTAATACTTTAAATCCAGCCCATCTATAAACTAATAACCTGAAGTATTTCATTTAATACATTATTTGCATCTGTGGGAAATGATAGAATTACGAAAGTCAGTAAGTTGATATGTATGGGGCTTAAAAACATGCATCCTATAAGTGTGAGCAAATGAATACATTCATATACAGCTATCTGAAATTTTTAACCTATTGAAAGTACAAAGGTTTAAGTCTTGTTCCAACCATTTACAATCCAAACCAGATTAGGCGGATTCTACTTCTTTTATAATATACCTGTGGTTTTTGTATTTTTATTAAAGTAAATGAAAACAAGAATTTATAACCAAAAAATGACGTATTTTATTGTTAACTAAAAACGCTTGTAGACTATTTGTAGACTGTTGAGAAACATGGTTAAATCAAAGTTCGCTAAAACAGGTTTAAGACATGAAACTCAACAAATCTACTGTTGATGCTATTCCATTAACTGAAAAAGGTCAAAAAATATATAGAGATGCAGAACTGATCGGTTTTGCTGTTCGGGTAACTAATAAAAGTAAAACCTATATTGTTGAAAGGAGGCATGAAGGTGAACTCTATCGAGTGACAATTGGTAAAACCACCGATATTCCTGCAACAAATGCTCGAGCAAAAGCTCAGATGATTCTGGCGAAAATTTCAAACAATGAATTTGAAAAGCCTATCAAATTAAAGAATGTTGCTAATCCTTTAGATATTACAGTGAATGAAGCTCTTCAAATTTATATTGATAGAAATGACTTTAGACCAAAAACAATTAGGCAGTACCGTAAGTACTTTGATTTATATTTGGGATGGGGCAACAAAAAGCTTTTCCAGATATCTAAGCAAGAAGTATTGGATCGATTTATTGAGGTATCAGAAGTAAGTGAGTCGTCAGCAAATGGTGCTGTATCTCTTTTAGGTACTTTATGGAAGTATATTCATGTTCTTTATTCAACAGATGAGAACCCGATCCTTAAAAGTAATCCAGTTGACATTATTTCCGTAACAAAAGGTTGGAATAAAATAGCAAGTAGGGATAGACATCTCCATAAAGACATCATTCACAAATATTACAATGCGGTGCTTCATTATGAAGATGAGTTGAATCTGGAAAATACTGCTAGGTCAAACACGCATCGGGATATCGTATTGATGTGCATGTATACGGGATGCCGTAAACAGGAGGCATGTTGTCTAAAGTGGGCTGATGTAGATATTAAAAATGGTACCTTAACTTTTAGAGATACCAAAAATGGTTCAGATCATACTTTTCCTATTGGTGATCATCTACACAGTATTTTGCGTGAACGTTGGTTATTAAGAGAAAACGATTGGGTTTTCCCAGCTACTAAGATGCCTACTTCGTGGAATATGCATGCAACTAAGGTAGATACATTATTGAATAGAGTGGGTAAGGAAGTTGACTATTACGTTTCAATGCATGATTTCCGTCGCACATTTGCCACTATATGCAACCTTTTAAGATTTAATATTTATGTGACAAAAAGACTTCTTAATCACACGGCTAAACCAAGAATTGATGTGACAGGTGGTTATGTTCAAATTCCAGATGAGGAATTAAGAGCTTCGATGAATATGATTGAGGCGGTTTATCAAGGAAAGATTGATTGCTTCAACTACCAATCTGTTTGGACAGAAAGATTAAAAGAAATAAAGGCGGATTAACCGCCTTAAACTGTTGCAAGCTGTGCTGTATTAAGCACAGTCTTGCTTTGCTCATACTTCAAAACGTCTTTCTTTTTATATGAAACACGTCTCCCAATTTTCGAGAAAGGCAGTGATGATTGATCACAACGCATTCTAGCTAATGTCCAAGGCGAGCAATCTAAATAAAGTGCCACAACCTCTTGAGGGAACTTCTGTTCTTCATTAGCCATAATGAAGCGATCCAAATATTCTTGTTGCTCTGCATCAGATAGATTTCTCAGATCTTTTAACATTTACCCCTCCTTACTTTCTGCTTTAACTTCTCTATCTAGTCGTTCAATTTCTGCAATTAATAAAGCGGCTGCACGAACCAAATCTTGTCTTGGGCTTTTTGGTTTCCAGAAAGTATCAGCAAAAGGCCACCATCCTGCAGCATCCTCATCCATATACACTTCGGGGCCGAAATCTTTGCTGTTATAAACCCAACCTCTACTTACTACATGATCAACGTAACAAGATGCAGCTCGTGGCAATTCATTTGCTTCATAGAGATTATCAAATTCAGGTAAATACCCTTCTTTTATAATTTGGCGTTCTCTTTCATTAAGAACATCTTTGACAGCTTGACTGCTATATAATTCACTCATCCCTCAGCTCCCGATTCGCTTTCACCCAACTTAATACAACCTTCCTCTGGTAAATCTGCATACCAACAGTAGTATCCTGCACCGTCATAACCATCATCGAGCCATTTGATAGACATTTCAGTTTCCATCTGGAACTGATCTTTCTCACCATCTGGTGCACCAAAATCAAAAGCTTCTTTTAGTTCAGCACACGTTAAAGTGACACTATGTATATGAGTATCTGGCACCGCCTGAGCTTTGGCTTTTTCTTGCCACCCAAACCAAGCTCCATTTAAGAATTGCTCATCATTTTTCGCTTCAAGCAGATCAAAAATATTTCCATTAATCACACAATCTTTAATTTGATAGTTGTTAAACTCTTCAGACCATTCAAAATTCTGGATTATTGACTTTATATATTCGTTAGATTCAAACTCACTTCTTAACTTATTCAAATCTGTCATGCTGCCACCTTTTGATAACTGAATTTCATTGAATTAGAAATGCCACGCATTCGAAGCTGGTTAATAAAACGTTTATCCTTATTCATCCAAACCCGGCAAAATGAAGTAAATCTTTTTTGACAGACTTCATTCATTTCGAAACCTTTTTTTGTTTCTATTAAAGAAATCTTTGCCACTTCTTTGCCACGCTTCATAACGATGTATCCTTTTTTATAAGAAGGATAGAAACCACTTTCGGACATCCAAACAGTGAATGGGTATGACATTGAGTCAGGGATGTACTTCATCATGTTAGAATCTCCAAATGGAATCTTTAAGTTTCGCTTTGAAGAGCAAAGCTTCAGTTTCATTAAGTGATACATTTAAGAAAACTTGGGTTCGTTTACCTATCACAGTAAAAGTTCTAGTTTTGCTGTTATAAATTTGAATCATTGAGGCGACTCCAATAAAAAGTTACCTTCAACCTCAAGTTCTTTTCTTCTTTTTATAACCAGCTCCATTAGGGGTTCTTGAATCCGTTCATCTGTTTCTGAAATATCAATTTCAATCGCATCCAACGTAGTCAGGTCTGTAGCTCGTTTGACTCGTTCAGAAATTGAAATATTTTCTTTTGATTGACCAGCAATAATGACTAAGTGTTTATTTAACTCAGTTAAAAAAGATTTTTGATCTTCAGAAGACCAGTCTTTCGTTTCCTCAATGAGACTATTAGCTGCATCTGCAGTTTTAGTTTTCTTTAGCTTTTCAATAAGGCCAGCTAACGGAGACTCAACCGGTTTGTCATTATGGTAACGAGTCCAATTTTCCTCTTTGTTATTGGCCTTCTTCGCAGATTTTTTTGCTTGAGTTGAGTTAGTTTCTTTATCTGCTTTAGGTTCAATTGGTCCCAAAACGTTTAGGATGTTGTCGTCATCTATATTTGTCAAACCTACTTCACCACTAATAATTGCGTTAAGTAAATTCTTAAACTCCTCACACCAATAAAGTGATTTAACAAATACCCGCAATTCACCGAAATCATGCGATTTTCGTTTAATAAATGCATCTGCAGCTGAACGAGTTAGATGGCAATTAACATCTTCCCAAAAATATTTACCATGGCAGATATGAATATTGCGTTCATTCCAATCAGATAAAATGTTTATTTGAGTAGAAGCTTTTACATCGAGGAAAAGTTCATCTTCCTCTTCAATTGCTAAACCATTTAAAGCATGCTTATCTGTAGCTTTAAGAGATTCAAAAAAATCATCAATTGATTTATATGTTGATTCATCATCGGCATCTACAATATTAGTGATTTCTACAGAATCACTAGCCGGATCTAAACCCCAAACAATCTTTTTTTCTTGAACAACAAAAATTGGTGAATCAGTACCAGCGTTATCTTTTTCCCAAGAATTTTTGAGTTGTTGGGTAAACTCCGCCCATGTTTCAGTCGTAAATAGAGTAGGTTTCATAGTTGCTAACCTTTAAATATTTTGAAGCGCTTTACGCAAATGTGGGTCAAGGTCTTCTTTATTCAGGAGCCATGAGATATATGGGCGCGGTAATTCTTTAAGAGGCGTTCCTTTGTGTTTACCCCATGTCATTATTTTGGGTAAACGTACAGCTTCAGACATGAGAAATAAGGAGTTCAAATCTTTAATTCCCAGTCGTTCAATTAGAGCTATTAGGATAATCCCAGTAAAATAAACATCCGCCCGTGCTGAATGTGCATGTCTTAAATGCTTACGTGCTTCTTCACGGTTACTCATTACGAAATAGTACAGAACAGCTAATTTATGACTTGGCAAATCAGGCCAAACATCCCTTGCTAAAGCTAAAGTACAAATTGTCTTTGCCTTAATTGCTGGTCCACATTTATTTAGAGCTTTAATGTCGTAATCAATATTGTGGCCGACAATGAATTCTACACCTTCAGGTAACCGGAACGCTTCACATCTTGGTTGACCTTCAATATCCGCTTCAATAATGTTGTGTACAGCCATTGCTTCTAAATCAATGGGTTCCGGGCAAGAGAAGTAACGGCTAAATGCATAATCTTTGTGAATCTGAATTTGACCGTTTTCGAAGCTAAATGGCGTATAAGCAATTTCGATTGGATAACCATTCAAAGTGTTGGTTTCAGTATCTAATATAAGAGCTTTCATTGATGAGATACCCCTTAGCGATTAGACCAGCACAAACCGCAGTTGTGGCATTCCCATTGACTACCTGAACCAGAATGACTTACACCTAGAGTGCATTTGTCATATGTGCATCGTGGACAAATTCCATAAACTACGCGAAATGGTTTAATAATTAGCATGCCTCATTCCCTCTTATTAACGTGTACCAAGAAAGCCACGACGAATTTTGTAGGCTTTTCGGTCAGGGGAAGGGATGTGCGTTTTTTGAAGAATTTGGCCTAATTCACGTCCTCTACGATATTTAATTTCGGTTTCTAGATTTCGTAAAATCCAATCTTTGGTATTTAACGTATATTGTGAAACAGGAGTTAATTCATTGGCATCATTAACCGTATAAACACGAGTTAATGTGTGATTTGCAGCATAAACGGTATGGCCTAAACGTACTTTGTATAAACCACGTTCCTCATCCTTTCCAACGAATTCGCGGAAAGTTGATTTATGGTTTGCTTGATTATTCAGACTGTTTTCGTAACGTTTATATCCTCGTAAATAGTTGGTTTTCATTGTGCACCACCTAATTTAACTACATGTACTTGAACATCAACAGGTTCACCTGAGTTAAATTGTTGTTGCCAATGTTGAGTCTTCTGCTCACGCACTTGAGCCTCTGCATCACATGCATAAAGGAAAGCAATAGCAAGTGCACTAAATATAAGAAAGCATAAAACATACGGCCACTTACTATCTTTTTTAAACTTTAGATCCTCTGCAGATGGATGCTGATAAAGTCTAGAAGTAGCTGGTTTATTTGTTTTATTCCCGCTAAGTTCTGGTACAAAACAAATAGGGGTAGATGGGGCAGATTGACTGCCTATATATTTCTGATTCATAATAATTTGCCTTAATACTTTCAGTATTGGTAGGAAAAAGCCCCGATAGCCGACCAAAGTTTTCTGGGCTTTTTTCATTTCTATGCTTTTACTTCAAAAAGTTGTTCTGTATGTTTCGCAAAAAGAGATACATCACCACCTGTATTTACATACATAGGTGTTTTATCTCTATGCTCTTCTACACATTTCCCTTTAGGAAGTGGAGCATTCGAAATTAATTTATGTTCTACAGTAATGTTGTTGTGACCAGCACCTTTAGATTTCGAGAACTTAAGTTGAACTGTAATTACTCCTACTTTTTGAGTTTCCATTGCTGCACTGGCAACTTTACTAACTGCATAACTAAGTTGTTCTGCAAAAGCGCCGCCATCTATGTCATTTATGAATTCTTCGCAATCAGTAGGACGTAAATTAGTCATCTTTTAATTCACCATTAGATGTGTTGGTGAAATTATTATGCATAAGTGCATAACGTAATGCAATACTGCATTATGCAAATGTGCATTATTTTTTACTTATTAAATTTTGGATATAAAAAAACCGCTTCTAGAGCGGTTTTTTGAATTGGATGCTAAGCTATTAATTTAAAAAGTTAATTTACTAATTTAATAGACTAAATCTTTAAATTTTCAACTGTTAGCTTAAGCATTCTTGCTAATTCCATGTCGAAACCATGTAGAGCATTCTTTATAACGTTGCCAGCCATATCATGATTTTCAAAATGATCCATTGTAAATGCTTGAGTTACAAGGGGATGATGCTCATTAGTGAGTTCTTTTATATTCATTAGAATAGATGCAGCCATATCTGGTGATGATCTTACTACCTCTTCGACAAATGTTTTTAGAAAAGCTTGTCTACCAATTAAGTCTGCCGTATTTTCTTTATTGTTTTTCATAACTTAACGTCTCACCTTGCGACCTTCAGATTTCCACCAGTATTGACCAATGATTTGTACATTTTCTGCTTCAATGCGAGCTGGTGAATAATATTCATCAGGATATTTAACTTTGTCTGTATTACGAGATACTGCCTTGAAGCCACCTTTACCTTGTTCATTCCATTCAAATAACATCTTGATTTTTAATTCATCACCTTTCAAAAAGGCATAAATTTCACCATCAAAGATTCTTTTAGCAGATGTATCAATTGAGATTCGTTGCCCTGGATATAAATCCGGGATCATGCTTTCACCATCTACAACTAGTACCTTCGCACAATCAGGTTTAACGTCATATCTTCTTATTTCATTAATTGGAAATAAGAACTTATGAGGGCTTTGATGTTCAATGTTCAAGTAACCACTTCCTGCACTAACCTTAATTTCACTATAGAAATCAATAGCTACATAACCATCAGGAACAGGGTCACCATCTTCGTATAAATGGATCTCAGTATCATAAATTAAATTATTCTCAGGACCTGGATTATGTTCGTTTTGATTTCTTTCTAAGACAGATAAATCTTTATCAAATAAGTCATTAACAGTTACGCCTGCCCATTTAGCAATAGGTTCTAATGTAGAGCGTCTAGGATCTTTAGTAATTCCGTTCAAAATGCGGAATACAGTCGATTGTTTAATCTCTGGGTGCCTTTGCTCAAGATCAGTGGGGTTTGTTTCATTCTTTGTGAGCAAATAATCAAGATTCGATTTCAGGTAATTCATAGATTTCACCGTTAACTCCGCGAACCTATTTTATGCGTATTCGCATAATTTGGGGAAAATAACTCACAATTGCATTGACTGTAATGCAAATATGCATAATAATTTGCATTACTAGGTCTGCATTAAGAGCTGAACATGACGCTTAAAGAAAAAATTTTGTTTTTGACAGTCACTCGTGGTTACACCCAACAAGAAGTAAGTATTGAAACTGGGATTGAACAAAGCTCCGTTTCACGAATTTTAAAAAACACTCAAAAAAGTGTGGGGTATCAGAAGGGCATCGCTTTAGATGCGTTTGTGAACCGTGAAAAAGAAAAAATGCAATCTCAAACAGCTTAAGTGGTTTTACTTTTGAATTAAGTAATGAGGTATGTATGGCTGAAAAACTTTTAGCAAATGCTTCATCAAAATTAACTTTAGAAGAAAAAGCAAAGATGGAATGGATTGCCAAACTAGAAGGCAAGAATTCCTTATCTAATCTCATCCGTTCTATGTGTAAGAAAAAGATTTCAGAAGTAGAAGGTGAGATGGCAGGTAAAAGCTCTCTCGAGGTAATTAAAAACATTTGCACTAGAAAAGTCTCAGAAGCTGAATCCGAATACCAGTTTCTCAGAAATGTTTTTTGTGGGTCAAAAGATAACGGGTATACCAGAGATACCTTCGAATTAGTGCCTTTACGGGCCGAAAAATCGCGGCATACAAATGCTAGTGATAAATCAGTCCAGCTTGATCTACTTAGCTGGAAATAAAAAACCACTCCCTGCGCCAACAGGAAATGGTCTATGGCTGTTCAAACCCTTGGAAGAATGAACGTGAGTAATTTAGCAAATCATCCCTGCTCAGGCAAATGCACTGATTTTAAAGAAGAACAGTGCTCAACTTGTCTTATTAATCAAGATGCCCCGCATCAAATCGTAAACACTCAAACCGATGAAGAGAAATTTCTAAATCGTGCATTCAATGCACAAAAGGAGATTTCATGACTTCAGAACAAAAGGTTTGGCCGTTAGGCACCAATCACACTGATTCTGAGGGAACGCCGTGGAAGCGTGACGAGCAGAACAATTGGTGGTTTTGGCAAGAAAACTTTGGCTGGTCACGCTACGTAGGTCCAGTTAACCAAGCTTTCTTAGATTTACGATTTGAGGTAGGGACTGAACAATGATTTTTGAATTAATAAATCCTAGTGATAAATGTACATTTGAAGCGCCAAATTTAAAAATTGCAGCTTTAGTTACGTGTGTACTTGGAAACGGTCAATACTCTGCAAAAGGAATTGAAAACGACCTTGATGTTCCATTCTTTATTTTTGGTGGGCATGACGAATGGTTTGTTTCTAATTTTGGGTTGAATTTTAAAGAAACTTATATTCAAGTTCGAAATGAAGAAAAGTTTGACCTGGTAAATAGCTTTAACAGTGTTTTGTTAGGTTCTTATCTTGACCGTACTGCTTTCTATAAAGCTTATGACTTAATTCAAGATCCAGCTGAGAAAAATAAATGGCGTGAACAATGGTTAGATGAACGCCGCTCGTCTTTAAATAATATCTGTAAACGTGCATGGAATTTTGCTGAACAAGTGAGCTTGTATAAACCAGCTCAGGAAGGTGCAGCATGAGAGATCGTTTTTACATCGCATGCTTTAGAGATAATGTCGGACCAAATGTAAGTTTTCATCGACATCAATTTGCAGGTTATCACACTGATATTGATCAAGCATATGTTTGTACATTAGATGAAGCACAGCGTCATTTCAATCATGCTAGAGAGTTTGAATGTCCAATTTCTGCTGATCATGTTGATGCATTAGCTGTATGGAAAGTTGATCACCAAACAATTCCAAATAGCACTCAAATTATCGATAGTGTTTTTGGATATGCTGTTTTCGTTCAAGGGAAATATTCAGGAAATGATGTTTTTTGGTTGAATATAAGTTCTTTTGACATATCAACTGATTTTGAAAAGGCTTCATATTTTTCTAAAGATGAAGTAAGTCAACTTGATAAGAAGTATATTGCTATCCCATTTCATTTAGCTGAAAAAGCAAAACGTAGGACTTTTGATTTTAATCAATATAATCCTCGAATCATGACTCAAGGAGCAGGCTTAAAACAACCTGAACATTTAAAAAGGGCCAAAAGAAGAGTCAAAAACCCTCAAACACGTTTTAACTGCCCAAAATGCGGAAAAATCGTATGGCAATACAACCCCTATGACTTTGATCACTGTAATCATTGTGGACATATGGGGTGATAAGAATGAACACTAAGTTTTGTTTTGATAATACGCGTTTATTTAAAACCCAATATGGTTTGAATTTTTCCGAGAAAATTATTGTTGATTTTTTTGCTGGTGGAGGCGGAGCCAGTACAGGTCTAGAAATGGGACTTAATCGTCCAGTCTATGTAGCTGTAAACCATAATCCTAAAGCTGTTGCAATGCATGAGGCAAATCATCCTCATACAATCCATTATGTTCAGGATGTTTTCGCAGTTGACCCTGTTGAGATTTGTGACGGTTATCAAGTAGGTTGGTTTCACGCAAGCCCTGATTGCACTCATCACTCTCAAGCAGCTGGTGGGCAACCGCGTAAGAAAGAAATAAGAGATTTATCGTGGGTAGTTATTAAATTTGCTGGGAAAATGAAGCCAGATGTAATTACCCTCGAAAACGTCAAGCAAATCCTTAATTGGGGGCCTTTAATAGCTAAACGTGATAAAGCGACTGGACGGGTAATCACTTTAGATAAAGTTGAAGTTAACGGAAAATTAGTTAACCGAGTTGCTGAACCTGGTGAGCGAGTTCCTAGAAATAATCAATTTTTAATTCCTAACCCTAAGAAGAAAGGAAAAACATGGCGTCACTTTGTTCGTAGCCTTGAAAAGTTAGGTTATGTAGTTGAATGGAATAAACGCATTATTGCTGCTGACTATGGGGCACCTACTACTAGGGAAAGGCTTTTCTTAATTGCAAGATGTGATGGTCAACCAATTGTGTGGACTAATGCAACTCATTTTAAGAAGGCAAAACGTGGTCAGCAAAAATGGCGTTCAGCTGCTGAATGTATAGATTTCTCTGATCTTGGTAACTCAATTTTTGAAAGATCTAAACCTCTTGCAGATGCAACCTTAAAACGTATTGCACGTGGTTTACAAAAGTATGTAATCGAATCTAAAAAGCCGTTCTTTGTGAATTCAGCTGTACCTTTTATTGGGCGTGATTTTGGTACCTCAATTGGTCATGGTATTGAAGAACCTTTAGCAACAGTGACTTCTTCATTTGGCGGTCATAGCTCATTAATTAGTCCTATTTTAGCGCCGTTTTTAACTGAATTTGCTAACTCATCACATCAGCGTAATTGGTCAATCGAAGAGCCACTAACAACAATCTGTGCTCAAGTGAAGGGTGGGCATCATGGTTTAGTTGCCGCTTACATGATGCAAGCAAATGGAGGCTTTTGCGAGTCTGATGGTAGATCTCTTGAAGAACCATTATCAACCATTACGAATACTGGCAGCCAGCAACAGCTTGTTTCTACAGTTTTAAGTAAAGAAAACTTAGACGGGGCTTTAAAAGTAGCAGCTTTCCTCATTAATTTTTATGGCAATGGTGATGCACGTGATATTACAGCGCCAATGGACACACTAACCACTAAAGACCGATTAGCTTTAGTGACCGTTTGGGTTAAAGGTGAACCTTGGGTAATTGTTGATATCCGTATGCGAATGCTATTACCAAGAGAATTATATAGAGGGCAAGGTTTTCCTGATACTTACATTATTGATAGAGGACTTGATAACAAGCCTTTAAGTAAAAAAGACCAAGTGCATATGTGTGGAAATAGTGTTTCACCTTTGCCTATGGCTGCAATTGCTCGCGCAAATGATCCCTTCTTCAATCGCGTTGCAAAGGTGGAGGGAGCTGCATGAATAAGATTTTATTTGGTGATTGCCGTACGTTGATGGCACAAATGATTCAAGAAGGATTGAAAGCTCAAACATGTGTTACTTCACCCCCATATTTTGGTTTGAGAGATTACGGTGTTGATGGCCAATTAGGTTTAGAAAGTACAGTTGACGAGTACGTTCAAAACATGGTCGAAGTATTTCGCTTAGTACGAGAACTTCTGCATGAAGATGGGACCCTTTGGTTGAATCTTGGTGATAGTTATGCAGGTTCTGGCAGAGGTATTACTCGCACAGGACTAAATGATGGCAAGAACCCAAAAACGAAAGGGTTAATTTTACCAAAGCAAAATGCAGCTCAATCGAACTTAAAACCAAAAAATTTGATTGGTATTCCATGGAAAGTAGCTTTTGCACTTCAAGCTGATGGCTGGTATTTACGCCAAGATATTATTTGGCATAAACCAAATCCTATGCCTGAAAGTATTACAGATCGTTGTACTAAAGCACATGAGTACATTTTCTTATTCAGCAAATCTCGAAGATATTACTTTGATCATGTAGCTATCAAAGAGCCAGTTGCAGAAAGCTCAATCAAAAGACTTTCTCAAAACCTTGATGACCAACAAGGAAGTGACCGTGTTGTTAATAAGCATAACGGTCCAATGAAAGCTGTTTACTCGAGATCTTCACGAGATAGTTTTAAACGCTCTAATAGCAAGAGAGCTGTTGCTCATCCTAATCAAAGTATGGGTACTCATCGAGCAGATCGCAAAGAAAGTAATTATGACCTACTTACAAGAAATAAGCGTTCTGTGTGGCAAGTCTCGACTAAGCCATATAAAGGCGCACATTTCGCTACATTCCCAATGGATTTAATTGAGCCATGCATTCTTGCAGGATCTCGAGTTAATGACGTTGTCTTTGACCCATTCATGGGATCCGGAACAACAGCAGCTGTAGCACTAATGCATAACCGTAATTATTTAGGGTGTGAATTGAATCCTCAATATTACGAATTGCAGCAAGAACGCTTTGAGAAAGTATTAAAAGAGAGGGCCGCATGAACTATTACCAACACCATATTGGTGACTTCAACAATGCGACTCGCCACCTCAGTTTAATTGAGCGTGCGATTTACCGCGACTTATTAGATATGTATTACGACACAGAAAAGGCGATTGATGCATCAAGCATTGATCGTCTAGCACGTCGTTTGCAATGTACTACCGAAGAGCAAAAAGAAGCTCTCAAATATGTACTTGATGAGTTTTTCATTCTTGAAGAAGGTGTTTATCGCAATAATCGTTGTGAACGAGAAATTGCTGAATATCACGGGAAAAAGAAACAAGCGAGTGAGGCTGGTAAGGCGTCTGCTGCAAAACGTGCAGCGAAAAAGAAAGGCTCGTCCAACAGTGATTCATCAAAAGATGATCAAGCGTCTAACGAAAATTCAACGGTCGTTGAAAATCCGTTAAACGAAGAACAAACGGATGTGCAACCAACCAATAACCATAAACCATTAACCATAAACCAAGAACCAATTATTGATAGTAGTAGTAATACGCGTGGAGAAAATTCGCAATTAACTCCAATTCAATTTGCTCAGTATCAGATCGATGATCACAAACGCTATTCAATGCGTGAATTCATTTCTGAATACAGCGAGTTTCAATACGATTTCATTTCACTTGCTCAACAAAGATTTGTTTCGGTACCTGAAATCGACTTGAGAACCATGATTCAAAATTTCGGTGACTGGTACTTTGCAAACGAATCAAGTTCGTTGAATACACCAAGCATCTGGTTGGTTAAGTGGTTCTCTTGGGTTCAAAACAACGAGAAACAAGTCGCTGCTAACCGCAAGAAACAAGAGCAAATCAATTCAGCTGGTCAAAAACCACAAGAGTCGGGTTACTTCGCTAATCTTTTTGAAGAACAGAGCGAATCTCAAATCGTGGATGTAACCCCAGCAAAAAAGTTTCCAATGATTGAGGAGGTAGGTCATGCATGAGATTACCTTGAACGAAGTGCGTCAATTAATCGCTTCTCTTCGCACTGTTTACGCTGCTCAGTTCAATAAGCAATTTCCAGCAACAGGCGAAAGTGCAATTCCTCTGTCAGTGGTTGAGCAAATCGCACTTAAAACACTGGTTGGCGTTCAACAAAACCAATTTAACAACGCACTTGCTCGATTACTTACAGCAGGTGGACGTTTTATGCCGTCATTTGCTGAGTTTCGCACCTGGTGTATTGGTGAAAGTTGGATGTCTCCAGAGGAAGCTTGGTCACGTGCATGTAAGTTTACGACTGACAGTACCGTGGTTATTACACAAATTACAAAATATGCATTAGACGAAGTGATGTATTTGATCGAAGCCGGCCAAATGCGAGCAGCTCAAGATAATTTCTTCGGAACCTATAACGTGATGGTGGCTAAAGCTCAATTGAAAGGTCGTCAGCAAGAGTTTTACGCTCCACCGCTACAACTAGAACACAAAGAACCTAAACACGTTCCTGTGAGCAATGACGAGGCTCAAAAGCATCTCAAATCATTGATGGAAAGATTAAAAATCAATGGTCGTAAACCTGCACCAGTTCAAAAACTTGAGGCAAAAGAAAAAGAGCCTGAGCTTGCAAAAGAATTAGGTCCAGATCCTTTCGACAATCCGCACGAATACGCTGAGATGTGCCGCCGTGAAGGTATGCCAATACCTAGAAATATTCTTCAGCTAATTGATGGGGCGAATGCATGAAAGCATCTAAATTGATTAGAGATAAAGGACTGCAATACGCGAAGGAAATCGTAGATTCAGCACCCGATAACGCAACTGAATGGAACGAGGGTTATGAGTTCCAATGTGGTCAAAGTGTAGAAATCAGCCCAGCAGATCGTGAGAAGTATTTTGTAGATTTGGTTGAGCTTAAACGTCTGGTGGAGTCTTTGAAAATCATCAGCGATTTAGGTGGAGTTGAGAAGCTAACGCCTGCATTCATTACGACAGATAAGCATGTTGGTTACACGCATGTTCGCATGGTGGGAAATGGGAGATTGAGCTTTCTTGATGATTTTTGCGACTTCATTCCAGATGGTTCCATTTCAATTAAGCGTGTGATGACTGCTATCCGCGACCACGAATCAATATACGGAGGCGGTGAATCTCATGCCAACTAGATATAACACAGGCGAGTATAGCTACGTTCTTGAATATCACTATGGAGATATGTCAGCAAGCATGGAGATGCTTAGAGCACGTTTAATTGAATTGTTGACTCCTCATCTGTCTGGCCGTTATGTGAAATGGAGAGAAGCATATTTCACATGGTTTACAAAGTGCGGCGGGGATTCGGGGTGGATGTTTTGTGTAGGTCCACACGAATTTCATATTGATGGGGCGTTAAGGCGCTATTACTCAGGTTCTATTGATATTACCTACAACCAGAAAGATCGATATTTCTTGGTGGGTGAGAAAAAGAAAGTCAAATGTAAGGCTTGTAAGGGGTTTGGCTTCATTCGAGATGATGGGTGGGGGCATATAGATAAATGTGAAATGTGTGATGCAGAAAAAGGAGCCAGCCATGAGTGAGTTTGAGGGTAAATCTGGAAAGTGGGCTTGGGAGATTCAAAAAGAACAACAAGCGAAAGTGGAGGAGCTGCAAAAGCGTTTAGATGGGGCATTAAAAGAGACTCAATATGCTTTGCAGTATGTTGAAGAAGACATGCGCGGCAATCATGAATTTCTACAAATGGCAATGATTCGAACCCTTAAAGCTATAGAGCAAGTGCTCAAAGGTGGTGCTTGATGTCATCAGTCAGCATTGCTGAATACCGCAAGTTATTTCCCATAAAGAAAAATAAAAAGCGCCGTTCAGCAAAGCAAGTTGCCAGACAACCAAGTGTGGGTGAAGTGGTTCTGGCAACGCATTTAAGAGCATGCAAGATTGGTTTTGAACAGGAATATAAGTTCCATCCTGAACGCAAATGGAGAGCAGATTTTTTAATAAAGGGTTCAAAGATTTTGATTGAGGTAGAAGGCGGGATCTGGAGCGGAGGCCGTCACACAAGAGGTAAGGGCTATTTAGGGGATATGGAGAAATACAACTCCGCAGCAATGATGGGTTTTACAGTTTTACGGTTCAGCACAGAGCAAGTGAAAGCAGGCGTGGCGATTAAACAAATTGAGCAATTGGTGGGATGAAAATGAATATGCCAGTACAACAACACATTTTACAAGCGGTCGATTGGTCTAGATTTAGTTTTGAAGAGTGGTGTCGCCAGCTTGGAGCTTGGCTAAACGGCGATACCGAAACAATGGTCAAAATTGTTAAGACGATGCCAACAAAACGCATCACTCAAAAACAAAGAGAAAAATTAATAGCTATGTATATGAGCGATGAAAATCTAAAAGATCGTTTATGCATTCGCCGTAAGGGTACTTGCTGTGAGTTAAATGACAATGAGGCACGTGCAATCCATAGATTGATTATTGATATTAAATTAATTGAAGACCATATTTTACAAGAATGGATCTCAGCAATTTGGTCACATCATGTTATGGGCAATTCATTACGTGATATTGCTCAAAGTAATGACACTTCAGTTAATCAAATCAGACAGGATTTAAAATGTGGTATGGCTTATATCAAAAGTCGAAATCCGCATTTCAGATTTGAAACTTTTGAAAAAACCGCTTGAGTGTGCGCACGGGGTATGGCATATTTGTGATACAGTGTTGGAAGTGTAAGTAAATCACTGGTATTAAAGCTCATCAAATGATGGGCTTTATTATTAGAGTGAATTAAATGACTTTAGAAATATGTAAACTTTGCGGAGAAGAAAAAGAGTTACAACGCTCTCATGTAATAGGTAAAGTTGTTTTTAGTAAGATTTTAAGAGAAGTAGAAAATGGGTATGCAATCAATATCTCTATTGGAAAAAATCAAATAAAGAAAAGTACAGATACATGGGATTCAAAATTGCTATGTAAGGATTGTGAAAGATTATTTAATCAAAAATATGAAGACTACTCTTATCATGTTTTAAGAAGAGAACAAAAAGGCATTTTAACAAATGAAGGTCCACACGGAATTTATTTTAGTAAAGTAAATACCTATAGAGTTATTCTCTATTTCTTCTCAATCTATTGGAGAGCGGGTTATTCAACTCACTCAGCTTATTCCAATGTTGTAATCAATGAAGGTATTAGTAATCATTTAAAACAAGTTTTCAAAGATGAAGCAAACTTAAACCCTAAAGCCTTCAGTGTTAGAGTTAGGTTGTTAAAAGATGAATCCGGAGGATTCCCTCCAGAAAGCCTAAAGCGAATTATCATAAATCCATATAATAGAATTCAAGGTAAAGGGTTTGTTTTATGCATGATTTACGAAGGATTCTTTTTTGAACTATTTTGTAATGCTAGTACTTTTAAAGATAGACAAGCACCTGGTTTTTTAAATAGAGCAAAAGATTCATTTTTTGTACCTTATGTAGATTTATTTGATATCCCCGAAGTTGTGCAAACACTTGCTGATGGTCTAAAAATTCATAATGAGACACCCGATGAAAATAAAATTAAAATATAAATAGCAATTGAGGTGTAGGATAGAGTCGTATCTTGAATTGGACTTGTAATGAAAATATGTATTGGTGGTGATCTTAATGGACAAGTGGTTGAGAAGGATGTTTATTCATTTAAAGCAGCTGATATAGATCCTGAGAAAAAGTCAGAGTATTTCACCCAGAGTTTTATACTGGGTGATAAAACTCATAGATTCTGGATTAGTAACGATATTGATTTTCATGAAGCCTGCAAAATCGTTGAAAAGATGATTAGGCATCAAGCTTAATAAATATATATATTGATAAAAAACGATTTATATATTAAATTATGTGAACTGTTTATCGGTTTACGTTAATTTAAGTTTTATAGTCCGTACTTTCCCCAAGGTGCGGACTTTTTTTTATCTCGTCAAAAATAATGATTGGAACTAGGGTCCTTTTAAATAAATCAAACGGTCAATAATTCTGGAACTAAGTGTTTTTAAGGATTTTGTCATGCAAGAAGAGTTTCAAGTCTATGTAAATCTTACTTGCTTGATTTGAGGTCGTTATGATTAAAAAAAGTAACCGCCGTCAGTGGAGTGAGTTTTTCTCCAATAATAAAAGACAGGAACTCTTTAAGGATTTCAGTGTTTCATTAGGCAATGAAAAAACTAAAAAGCAAAAGTCTAGCCCTTCTTAACATGTGTTTTTCCCTTGCCATGTAGAAAAAGAATATGAGGGTGAAAACGGTGAAAATACTATATATAGGGGAAGCACAGGCGGTGTTATCATTTCTGGTAAGCAATACATCACAATCAAATTGCCTTATGGATTAAGCGCTAACGAGATTTGGCGGGCTACAATTGATCAGAATGGAAAGCAAAGAAATAGTCTTTCAGTAGGTGCTAAAAAATATAAAGACAAGGTTCAAAAGCAATATGGACCTATGTTTAGAGCACTTAAGTTAAAAGCTATCGATCAACTTTGTGAAATACGATTAATTGTTCAGCCACCACTTAAAACTCGTTCTTACAGTGCAAAGACTTATCCACGCTTTGATATTGATAACTATCCAAAATTACTTATTGATAGTGTCAAGGGTGATGGCTTGTTATTCAAAGACGACAATATTTTCATAAGTGAACAAATTAAGCTGGCAGAACCATGTGAAGAAGGTTGTGTCTGGCTTTCGTGCGTTTTTACTGATGAAACTGATTGGTTGTCAAAAACTGTAGATTTTGATTGGTTAGCTGGGAGAAGCATTTAAATGGCGAAAAAGAGCGATTTGCAACGTCGAGTACTTATCGGAAGAAAACTTGCAATGGCGCGTGACATGGCTCAATTACGTCAAGAAGACGTAGCATTAGAAATATTCGGTACACCGCATAAAAATCGTATGAGTGAAATCGAAAACGGTAAGTTAATGCCAGATGCAGAATTACTTTCTTTGCTATGTCAAAAATATGGTGTTTCAGCTGACTGGATTCTTGGTTTTACGATTGAACCGGAACTAGATAAAACAGCTTCTGTAGCTGGTATTCTGTTTAACAGTCTTGGTGAAATGATGAGTGAATATACTCAAGCCATGGCATTTCAATTGAGTATGGCAGCGGCACAGCATATTACTTCTTTCCCTAAAGCCTTAACGGTTGAGTTACTAGAAGCCTCAAAGGGCCTTATTCAAGCTTGTTTATCGCAAGATCAGTCTATTCAAGAAAAGGTTTTACCTGAACTTCACACTCTTATGCGTATTGTTCGTGAGTGTGAACAGAATCGTGCAAAACAAATCCGTAATTTAGAGATGGCTATTGATGATGTTTTCCAGCGTGAAGAGAATGATTTACAGCAAAAAGCTTTAATTGATCTTATCCAAAATAAAAAACGTTTTAGCAAGGCTTCTTTACAGCAGCAAGCTTTAGATGAAGTGAAACAAATAGGTCTATTTGCTGAATAAGGGATAGACTTTAATGGCTCGCAAGATTGAATACTCGGAAGAAATTTGGAACCGGCTAAAAGAAGTCTATGAATCTTCACCTAAGATTACATGGCAAGCTTTAGTTGATCAGGTTGGCGAAGAACTCGGTTGTGAGATGCCTTCGCCATCCGTTGTACGCCGTAAAGCACTTGCTGAGAAATGGAAAAAGAAAGCTAAATCTTTAGTCAAAAAGACAGCCCAAGAGCTCAATAAAGAGATTAAAAAATTGACCAAAAAAAATAATGGTCAAGAAGATACACAAAATACTGATAAATCAGAAAAAAGTGATAGTCAAAATTCCGTCAAAAAAACGTCAAATATTGCTGAATTTAATAGTCAAAACTCTAAAAATAATGGTAATAACAACGGCGGGCGTTCTACAGTCAACGAGAACTATCTAAAGTCAGCTCTTGTTGTCAAAAATAACCGTATACGAGCTCATAAGCTGGGTGAGTTAATTACAGATACTATCGATAGTGTTATTCATATTAGAGATGAAGTCCTTAATCTGAATAATCCTACTGAAGATGAATTAGCGCTGGTTAAGTTTAAAATGGGCTTGATTAGTCAAGTGGTTGATTTGAACGTTAAACAAAGTATCAGCATTTCTAACATTGCTCGAACTGAGGCAATGTTCTGGGGCTTAGATGTAGATGATCTTAAAGACCAATCGGAAGTTCAAGCACGGCGTAGTTCAGTTATTTCAGGTGCTGAAGAAAGAATGGCAATTGCAAAAGCTAATATGAAAAAGAAAAAAGAAGAGGCGTTTATGCGTAAGTTAGCGTTAATTGAAGCTGGTGAAGTGGAGCCTGAAGATAGTAGTAATGAATAGTTTGTAATTTTAAAGGTTTTTTTTGAGGTTATTATCACGTGCTTACTATAATGTAGAGAACACTAACAATTTAGGAGAATGTTCACTATGTCATCTAGTATTACCGCTGCTGAAGCTGCAAAAATTGCGGAGCAAAGCAATCCAACCGTTCTTGATATTATTAATATTCTCAGTAATGCAATTAAAGCTGACTCGTGTTTTGGAAAACGGTTTTCCAGTTGGAGTTTTGACAAAAGTGCCGTGAGTTTAGAGTATTTAGAAGAGGCAAAAATTCATTTCTCAAAATTAGGTTATGTAGTAGAAATTATTACTGATAGCCCTGTAAGTAACACTTTTAAAGTTAACTTTTAAGTCTAGGAACTCATCATAAATTCATAGTTAGTAAGTTGCAAAAATGCTCTATATCAGTATGGGGCATTTTTGTTATGGCAAATTCAAATCACAATGATACAGTTTTATCCTATGACGAGCTCGGCTTTATCATTGGAATGAAACGAGTTGAAAAAAAAGTTAGTACGATTGATTCAAACATTGAAAAGATCATTGGTATCCTTACTCAAAGCTTTGAAGAGCAAAAAGCACAATTTGCACAGCCTCAGCCTAAACTGACTGAATTTCAAAAGATGCTTAATGCTGTCAATAATAGACAAGCTTTAGATTTTGAAGATTTATTAAAAGACAAAGCTAATCCAATCACTCAATCTTTTGTTGTAGCAGACAAGCTGGTCAAAGACTTTGCTGATGTTTTGGACCAATCAATTAATGACCTTAAAACAGTAGATAAAAAACAAATCAACAAATCTAATGGGCGAAAGCCCGCTATAGAAATTAATAGTCATGATGACTTATCAAAAATTGTAAATCCTAGTGTACCAGAGCGTGACGAAAAAGGCCGTTTTGTATCAAACCCTAATGAACCCCAAAACCAATCATCAATTCGTAAAGTTGCCCAAACGATATCTACGGCGATTAAAGGAGTAATGCCGAACTCAACACAAGGTGTAGATCCTACAGTTGACGCAATCAATGAAGTTGGTCATTTACTTTCACCTGTACGCCGTGCAGCAGGATTAGCTTTGCGGCCATTAACTGGATTGATGCGTAGTAAAAAGAGAAATGAGCCATTACCTCGTGAACAAGAGAACCATAACCGCAAACAAATAAAGTTATTGCAGCGTATTGCCGATAATTTGGCGTCTAAGGGTGGTTTGTTAGGTTCTCTAGGGAAATTGCTTACTTCCGTGTTATCTGCTGGTGGTGGGCTTCTAGGTGGTGCTCTAGGCAAAGGAAAGAAAGGTGTAGGGAAATTAGGAAAGGGCTTAGGTAAATTTCTTAAGTTTGGCCGTGGTCTACCCGTAATAGGTGCATTGGCTGCTGGTGCATCATTATTAGATTGGAATGAACAAAGCACACAAGAAAAAGGCGGTACTGTTGGTAGTCTTGCGGGTGGAGTAATTGGTGGTACTGTCGGGTCTTTATTTGGTCCAGTTGGAACATTAATTGGTGGTATGGCTGGTTCTTGGATTGGGAATAAGCTAGGTACCGTAGTTGCGCCGTATTTTAAAGAGTGGACAGATTCATTAATTGCTGCAGATGTACCAGGTATTATTAATACTGCTTGGAAAGGGTTTGTTAACTATGCAACCAATGCTTTTGAACTGACAAAAGGTACAGCATCAAAAGTTGTAGACGGTGTTAAAGATACTGCTAGTGATACCTTAGATTTCATTAAGGATAAATTTAATCGCTTTAATCCATTTCATGACGGCGTTCCCACATGGGGCATTGGGCAAGGAGTTTATAAGCCGGGTTTTGGTGCAAATAAAAATGTACCTGTTTATGGTTCAACTGTTTCTCCAATTGGTGAAAAAACTAAGGAAAAGCAACTTGCAGTTTACAATGCAATGAAGAAAGCTGGTTTTAATGATAATTGGGCTGCTGGTTTAACTGCTTCTGTTGGTAGGGAAAATGACTACCAAGATAAATATCTGTTTGGTAAACACCAGGATAAAGCTGGTGGTACGAATATGGGTATGATCTCTTGGCAAGGAGCCCGTAAAGACAGGCTTACGGCATATATGAAGGAAAGGGGATTACTAGATGCAAACGGTAATATGGTACGGAGCCAAGCAGCTTTAGATGCACAAGGTGCATTTATGAAGCATGAAATCGAAACGAATCCTGAATATGCTTCGGTTAAAGCGTATATGCAGAATAACCCAAATGCATCAAAAGAAGATATTGCCCGAGTTCTCGGCACAAAATATGTAAGATGGGCGTATGGGCAAACAAAGCTTCGCAATGGGAAGTCATTTGATTATAGACCGCATTTAGAAAAGGAATATAAATACAGAGCTAACATTGATAAAACTGTTCAGGAACAGAAAACAAATCTACCTAAAGAAAATAACCCAGCTGTATCAGATTTGAAATCAAGTCATATTGTGGACAATACAAGAGCTAAAGTTGCTAGTGTTTTAAGCACCCAAAAAGCTATCGTTCCCCAAGCTACTACAAAAGCAAAACCTTCATTAAATAATCAAAATAGATTATTAACTAATGTCACGCCGTTTAAGCAACCTTTAAATACTCCTAACCCACAGGAAGTTGTTGTTGTAAATCAGAATAATGGTAACATCGGGCAGAATGTTAGTGATCGTTTCCTTGCTCATGCTTTAACTGGCGGCATTGGAATGGGGAAATTAGACGTTTAGTTTTGGGATATATATGACTTTAAAATTATTAAAATTATCTTTCTTAGTTACGGCAGCTTTTTCAAGTTATGTTCAAGCTGCTACAAGTGTTAATGATATTTTGAATAAACAAATAATTGCTACCAACAGTGAAAATATTAATTCGACAAAGGTAATTAGTGAACTTTGTATTTTTAGTTGTGATTTATTAAGTACAAACCCTGAAGTGTCTTATGGTGGCATGGACGAACTTTATGTTCTTTTACGAGAAAAATATGGTTTAGATTCTAAGCAAAGTTGTAAGTTCTATAAAAGGACAACTGGCAATGTAATATTAGATACACAATATAAAATTGCAGCCTTACAGGGAACGCCAAATCCTGATGCCTATTCAGATTCAATTTTTAATAATTTGATATATAAGCAAGGAATATATAGTTCTTCAGATGTAAATGTGGACATTTATTATGATTTAGTTGACATTGCTAGAATCAATAATCCTGAATTAGATGAAAATAGCAAAAACAATCTAGTAAAAACTTTTCAAATGCGCCATCGTTTTATTGCCAATAGTTGTGGTGAAAAATTTATGATGGCTTATGACAAGTACTTAAATAAAGTTAGTGAGTTAAGAGAGGCTGAATATATTGAAGCAATTAATAAAAAGAATGCTAAAGAACGGGAAAAAGAGGAATGGGAAGAAGAAATCCGTTTAGCAAAACAAGCAAGAGATCGAGCCGATGCGGAGAGGGAGGAACAAGCCCGTTTAATTGATGCTAAGAAGCGGGAAAATAGACAAAAAATTAATCTATGCAAAAGTACTAATAATTATAAGCTATTTATAGAATCCTCTAATGTTGTTAGTGCACGAAATAGTATTAAAGTTGCACAAGACGTTTTAAAAGAAGAAGATAGGTTACAAAGTTTTAGCGGTGTCACTCGTTTAGATAGGCGTTATGCAGCTGCTCAACGGATCGAGTATGGGCAAAAAACTCTAAATCAAAGCTTTGCCAAGTATAAACAATTGGGTGGAAGTGCAAGTAGTGTTGCTAATGTGACACCTCTAAATAATCCATGTAAGGGTTTGTGATTTTTCCAATATGATCAAGAAAAACCGCCGTGATAGTTATCACGGCATTTTTTTTCATATAACTTGATCTATTCTTAACTTAACGTAAGTGAAGCAAATAAAATCACAGTATAGAGTTGTAACTCTATAAATCTTTAATTTTGGAATCTTGGGGTTGTAAGTTTAAAATTAATAATTTCAATAAGTTGAATTTTTATTAATAACTATTTGATTTTAAATTTGTTGACAATATTTTTTTTAGAACTATTATTAAAAAAGGTGTCTAAAAATC